CGATTTTTTCGCTGGTCATTGATCGGCTTCAGGACTACTCCTAATTTTTTAGGTCGATCGGTATCAAGCATATGGTCATTGCCAAACTTTCCGAGCCCGTGTATATGATCGAGGCTCAGTCTCCATGTAGAACCACGGAAAAGATTTCCAACTTCAATGATCATCACGGACCTTCCCTGAGATTTGGCTCTTTCGAACACCAATTTATTAGGTTTCATCCGACCATACCAAAGGACCGACCATATCACGTCAATGTCTTGGCCGTCTTCGACCACCGCCATGCCGATATTTTTCAATCCCTGCTCTACAGCAGCAAATACCGGTGGACTGTTTAGAGCGCCGTGCTCTTTCCATAATTTAAATTTCATAAGGTCTTATAAATAACCTAGTATTTAATGATAAATTATGAGCAAATTCGCTAAACGGATAAAAAAGTTAAACAAAAAATCTCGGAACATCTTGGTCGCAGGCAGCGCCTGGGGAAATCTGTCGGAACTGACGGATTCGTTCGGAACTATCTTTCTAATCGATGACAAGAAAAGGATATTGCGTTCAAAGAACATCGTGTATCGTGAAAATTTCGATAATATTTCACACCTATATGATGTCGATGTGGTATTGATCGACTTGGATCACGAAAATCACATCACAGAACTTTTACCGTTACTGAAAAGATGGAATTCTCTCATAGTCATTGAGGGTCCTGCTTTGATTTCTCAAGAAAATCAGAGATTTCTCAAATCACACAACTATCAGATCGTGGATGTTTACAAAAATCATTATGTCTGGAAATTAAGATAGGCATAATCTCATACTATAAATAAAAAACTAATCTAGACTGAGGAAAAAATGAAAAAGATTGCATTTGTTACCGGAATGACCGGGCAAGATGGTCCGTATCTAGCAAAACTACTGCTGGAAAAGGATTATAAGGTCTACGGACTGATAAAAAGGTATTCCAACCCTAATTTAGACAACATAACATATCTCGGAATCGAACACGATGTCGAATTAATCACCGGCGATATCACTGATGATGGATGCATGAATCATTTGATTAAAAGTCTCAAACCCAATGAGTTTTATAATCTCGCAGCACAGAGTTTCGTGGGAGCCAGTTGGGATCTGAACAAATTGACCACCGAAGTAAATGCCGTCGGAGTGCTTAATATTCTAAACGCCATCAAGCAGCACAACCCCGACACTAGATTTTATCAGGCATCTACCTCAGAGATGTACGGAAACAGCATTGAAATCTCAGGTGGACACCAAGATGAATCTACACCTTTCTGGCCTCGCAGTCCCTACGGTGTGGCTAAATTATATGCCTATTGGATGACCATAAATTTCCGTGAAAGTTACAGTCTGCATGCTTCAAACGGAATATTGTTTAATCACGAATCCCCCATCCGAGGCAAAGAATTCGTCACTAGAAAGATCACAGACGGCGTGGCCAAGATCAAATGCGGTCTAGCAGACAGTATCACGTTAGGTAATCTCGATGCCAAGAGAGATTGGGGATTCGCTGGCGATTTCGTAGAAGCCATGTGGTTGATGCTACAACAAGATGAACCCGGCGACTATGTCGTGGCCACAGGGCAACAATATACCATAGGTGATCTATTAGAACGTGCATTTAAATATGCTGGAATCGATGACTGGCAGCAGTATGTTAAAAGTGATCCCAGATTTAAACGTCCTGCAGAATTGTTTAGCCTCTGCGGTAGTCCGAAAAAAGCGGAGACAGTGCTAGGCTGGCAACGACGCACAAGTTTTGAAGATCTTGTCAGAATGATGGTAGAGGCCGACATACAAAGATATCAGACTAAATGAAAAAAGCCGTAGTAACTACCTTCCATAAAGAGGGCTACGACAAATATGCCAAGAGGATGGTACAAACATTCTTGAAGACTTGGCCCTGGGATATAACATTATATGCATATCCTCAAGATCATACCATAGACGAATCTGCAGAAAATCTCGTAGTTCGAGATTTACATGAATCGTGCCCGGAATTAGTCTCTTTTAAAAATCGGTGGAAGGATGATCCTAAGGCCAGGGGCGAAGTAGCGACTGGCCCAATGGATCGTAAAGGCAAGCAGCCAGGAATCGGGTTTAGGTGGGATGCTATTCGATTTAGCCATAAGATCTATTCTGTTTGCCATGCTGCTCGAAACACTGAGGCTGACCTATTGCTATGGATGGATGCTGATATGATCTGCCATACTCCTGTTCCTCATCATTTTATCGATAGGATGTGTCAATCCCATATTGGTCTAGGATTTTTAGGCAGAGAAAGGAAATTTACTGAATGTGGTCTTTACTCTATGAATCTTAGAGATAAAAACACACAGGAATTTTTATCTGAATTCCAACAGGCCTACGACAGCGGACGGATTTTCCAGTTCAGTGAATGGAACGATTGCTGGGTTTTTGACGAAGTTCGTAAAGAAGTCAAGCAACGTCACCCCGAGTGGCAGTGGAACGATTGGTGTCAGGGATTAATCAAAGGTGAAGGTCATCCTTTGGTCAACAGCGAATGGGGTGCTTATCTGGATCACCTTAAAGGTAACCGTAAAAATCACGGTAAAAGCCTAAAAACCGATTTTATACGACCACGCACTGAAAAATATTGGATCAGTCATCAGAGTTAAATTCAGCCTTGCTGTGTTTGGCTTTATAATGTTCCATGTAAGATCCTAAAACAGTATGGCGCATCGGAGTCTTATAAGGTTTGGTAAAATTTTTGCAGAGATCTAATCCGTCTGCTTTCGTTTGTTCAAATACATATCCATAAACATCGTTGTCATAAAATCTTCTTAACATATGATGGTCCTGTTCAACGTAATGCCGTCTATATTCTTTTTTAAACTGATCAAATAATTTATGTTTTGTATTGATCGCAAAAAACCCAGTTTCAGGAACGAACCACTTTCCAGGTGAACCATCTTTTGCAGTAGTATATATTACACCCATATGTGTACTTAATACCGTCTCTGGTAAAATTGATTCTATAAATTTTATATCGATGTTTTTTACATGTAAAACATCGGCATCGAGCCAGATGATTCTATCAGCATTTGAATTATGCATCGCATGAATAAAGCTCCAGGCTTTTTTCGCAAACTTCTTTACCTGTTTATGGGCAGTTTCTTGGAATATAAAATATTCTTTTTCAAAGTCGTCGAATGATATTTGATGTATTCTAGTGTTGTTAGGAATATTAAATTCTTCAACATAACAAGTCAATGTCATGTCTTCAGGCCAAAATTTTAACCACGACTCTACAGCATCTTTGCCTATAAGATCATAATAGTGTTGATTGAAACTGGTAATAACTTGTATTTTAAGCATAATTTCTCATATGACTCCAACAAGTTCCGTTAGAGATTTCACTGAAACTCCAATGGAACATTGCTAGACGCTCGACCCATCTTTGTCTATCTGGTAAATCGGGATTTTCTATCTTAGAAAAATCATTATTAGAGATTTCTTTGCTCTGGCTACGATCGGGATCTGTGACAAATACCGGATAACCTTCTATTGCTGCTGCCACTGTAGGACTAGAGTTATAGTTTACCACTGCCCAACAATCTTTTAAATCCCCCATTAAATCCACACTCTCTTTGCTTAATCTTACTTTTTTTAACATGCCTATTTTTTTAATTAGATTATTTGGGGAGAGATAATTTTTAGATCCCTTGTCACCGGGATGAGCACGGATAACTATTTCTCTATCAGTGTATTTTCTTAATTCTCGAAGAGTCTGTGCAGTCCAATCAACAACATCAAATCCATTCATGCTCCAACCTCCGTTTCGTTGTAAACACAATAAAATATGATTGCCATTACTTCGATAATCTTTTAAAGATAAACCGATGTGTTGCGAAACAGATACCCATCTAGACGGATCTATGTCTGTGTCACAATAATCACCCGTATTTGGAAAAATTCCGTTATAGCTATATCTTAAATAATGATGAGGGTTAGATTTATCCTTGTAGAGAAATAAATTAGAATCTGCCAATAAGACTTTTTTATTTTTACGTTTTTGTTCTTCTATAATTTGTCTACGAAATACCAAATGAGGCGTGTCTCTTGAATCTTCATGGACCCACCCTATCATCATAGCTACGTCAGCATCTATAAGATTTCGCTGTTCATGAATAATAACATCGTCTAATCCTAGATAAGCGACGCCTAAAGGGAATCTATTTAAAATTTCATTTTTTTCGAGATTTTTGTTTGTAGGAGGCAGGCACGCCTGATAAACAACGAATTTCATTTTTTCTTTTCCTTTTTAGAAATTATGGCTTCGTCGTTAATTTTTCTTAAACGATCTTTTTGTTCTATACCCAGGTAATGGATAAAATAGTCTTTGAGTTTACTGTTTTCAAGAACGAATCTACTTATGTACTCTGTGGGTGGATTCTCCCACGATGTATAATGTGGCGCTAGAGATGTCATTGGCCACTTTTGTCTTACTAAATTTGCAGCATGATGATCATACGCCTGCGGTATTCTAAAAATATCTCCGTTATACCAGGTTAATGAATAATCTTTGATAAATTTCTCAAATTCTATATGCCTAGAGTTAAATGCTACGATTCCTGTATCTATTGGACAATCACCTCTGTCGGGCCAGTCCTCTCCTGCATCTAAACTGGTCCACGCATTTTTTCCAGGATGCAATAATTCTATAGCTCTAGTACGGGTCAATGGTTTAGTCGCTGCGATATCAGCATCTATCCAAACTACTAACCCTTTAAATCGTCTAGCAGCCCAGACTTGTACCCGACTTTTCTTCCAAAATCTATCGGCCTTGGTCCCGCCCATGCCTTCTTTAATCCAGGGATCTTCAGGACTGGCTACATCTTTCCAGAAATTAAAAATTTTTCCAAATCCTAGATCTATCGGCTTGTCATCCCAGACGATGACCACATCTCCAGGAAGTCTTGCCCACGTGGGCATAGTGAATTTTGCACAATATTCGTAATATTCTCTAGACAACGAAGTTACCCATGTTATCGGAGAGTATGCGGTAACATTATTTCTTCCTAGTTCATTAGAATAGTCTATGAGGTACTGATACCAGACATTTTTATGTTCGCAGTCCATATATCGAGGAAACCAAGGACCGCCTTCGGTCCAATGATATGCGAACGGTTTACCTTGTTTGCATTGTTCGGGTTTATTATAACCCACTAGAAAATTGTATTGCACATTTAATTCACCGATTTCCGAATCTGCCAGCCACTGGAATCGATGTAAATAGGATCCGGGTTGGGTGTTGACATCTTCTAGAGTGAGTTTTGAATTTGAAGGATGGTTGCAATTCCAGAGAATCATTGAACTCCAATTTTTTCTCGGATACTGTGTCTGTTCTTTTCCGTCCATTTTTGTTTTTGAATTAGGTTGATGATTATGTTTTACCACCATGACAGCATATTGTGGATCGGCCTGATCAAAAATTTCTTGTATATCTCCGTCCCAGATAAAATCACAGTCACAGAATAATGCCCATCCTTCTAAATTCATAATCTGAGGAACTAAAAATCTTGTGAATGTAAATTCGGTCGAACTTAAAGGATCAATCGGTCTTGTATAATAGCCGTCTTTTCTTAATCGATCCTGTATTAACGGTTTAACTTCGGCATTTGGGGTATTTTTATAAATGGAAAATTCGCAGACTTTATATGCGATATCTTCTCGGGGATCATAACCTACGAAAATAGGTAAAAATTCATTGTTCATTGAGTATTCTCCAGGCGGTGCCATCTTTTAGTTCAGTTATATGAAATTGACCATAGGCAAGATGACAGGCCCACGCATATACTTGATCTTGATCGGGATAATACGGTGTTTCTATTTTACTCAAATCTTGAGAGGTGACTGGTTTCGCAGCATGTGTAGGAGATAGGGTAAATGCAGGATATCCGTACATGACTGCCTCGGTGGCTGCATTGCTATTGAAAGTCACGAGACAATGAACATCATCATCTAACGCTTCTTTCAGTGTGCTGTTAACTGTTCGTTCTAATCTACTTTTGACTCGTTCTCGGATCTCCACAGGACGGTCGGTATATTTTTTAATCGTATCGACAGTTTCCTGTAACCAGTCTTTTAATTCTAAACCATAAAATTTCATAGGTTTTTCGTCAGGCTTAGCAATTAGGATTTTTCTTCCACCTTTCTTCCAATGGTGTATAGGAATTGCCAACTTACGAAATCTATCATCGGGTCTTTTGATTAATTCGGTATGCTGAAGATCATTTTTTACGATTCTATGATAATATTTCCATCCCATAGGGTTTAATGGACCTCGCATATTTCCCATATATCCCGTGTCCATAAAATAAAAGTCTCTGCCGTCTAGCCAGCATTTTTTCATTATCTTATGCTTGAGTATACCTCTCAGTACTATAGGATCTTCGCTGTCTCTATAATTAAAATCGTCGGTGTTGATTATTCGGCCACCACTGCCCATACCGAACATATTGATATATTCGTCTTTGCCTTCTTTGCTTAGAAATATCCAGTTATTCATCGGCGTTCAATGTCCGCTTCTACGCAATTTTCACCGTATTGAATTTCTATTATTTTCAAAGGAAGATCTGTCTCGTTGGCTAGCTGATGCCAAGAATCGGCCGGTATCCAAATATGTTGATGTTCTTTGAACATTCCAGCAGATTCAACATCTGTACTGGAATTTACAGTGTACAAAGATGCTGTTCCCTCTGCGACAAACCAGAATTCTGATCTCTGTTGATGTTTCTGCATGCTTAAACTTTTTCTCGGATCTACCATCAGTTCTTTTAATTTAACTTGTTTAGTTGGTTCGTGTAAAACTCTATAGTATCCCCATGCTCTTTCAGTTTTAGGAGCCTTCCACTCTTCAAGAATCCAAGAACTAGAGTTAGCTTTGTTAAATCCACCGATGCCAAACACAAACTTTAAATTATCGTCTTGAATATCCATTTCGGGGATATTTTGATCTGTACGATCGCCGCCGTTGGCAAATATAATTTGATCTTGAGGGTAACTTTGTCTCACCATACGAAGAGCATGCCGGGCGGAGCCGTCGTCGTCATTAAAATCGATGACAAAATCTATTCCTACGATATTACGAACAATCGTTGCTCGTTCTGCGTAGGGCATAAACGCTTGACCCTTTTTACGAGCTAACCAGGCATCTGAGTTAACACCTACTACAAGTATATCGCCTAGTTTTTTTGCCTCTTTAAAATAATTAATATGTCCTGAGTGGATTGGGTCAAATCCGCCGGTAACCAAAACTATTGTTTTCATACAAAATCCTTATGAATATACATTACATCACTTTCAAACTTAATATGTTCTACATATCCCCATCCAAACAATAGCGCATTTATTTTTTCTTTTGGCCAGCCATACGCATCACCGAAGCCGTTAATTTCTAATGCAATTACTGGTTTAGATCGTTTAATTGTTTCTTCTGCACCTAGTAATGCGAACCCTTCAAATCCTTCGATATCTAAATGTATTAGTGACGGGGTTAGGCCGAAATGATCAATTTTGACCTGTGGGATTATTCCTTCTCCTGCAATTCGTAATCCACCAAGATTTAGATCGTGATCTTTATGAAGTTCTAAACTAAGGGGAATATTATCATTACCAATACATGCTCTAAATTTAAACACATTTTCTTCTGGAACATTGTAAGAAAGGCAATAAAAATTTCTATGATCGGGTTCAAACGTTACTACGGTATTAAATAGTTTAGCATATTGTTTTGGATAGTACCCAGCATTGCCACCAGCTTGAATAACTAAATTTTTTTCTTTGCAATGCTCGGCAATTTTTTTTGGCAAATGACGAAATCTTTCTTTATTTAAATGATGCCAGCACCACTTATCTTCGATTGGCCATAACCAATCGCCACCCTCTTTAGGATCTTTTCTGATTTCTAAGTTTAAGTGTTTAAACATAATTTCCATTCGTCGAATGACATCGGTATAAGATTAATATCGTTTCTTACAAACCATGTTTCAAATTTTTTATTTTTTCTATCATCAGGATATACGTCGTATATCACAGGTTTATAATTAAATTTATCTAGATATTCGGTAGCAATAGCATTCCAATCTTTTTTTGCGGCATAATTATCATGTTCGTAGGTAATACAATCAAATGTAATTCCTTGAGATAATACCTGCTGTAAGGCAGCAAACGTATTTTCTGGGGGTTCAATATCACAGCTTAGGTATCCAAGATGCATTGGCAGGTTATTGTCAGATAATGCTTTTGCATAATTAAAAGTTAAAGCATTCTCCCAATAAATTTTATTTTTACGTTCCGGATGTGCAGCCCAAATAACTTGATGATCTGTGTTTAATTCGACACTGAAACCTTTCCATCCGCTCATTTCTAAATTATACGTGTTACTCCATTTAACTGGTTCGTATCCGCCAATTTCAATGTAAGTCTTATTTTCAGTTATAAGATTTGATACAAATATATCTTGTAATGCCTGCGAATTGCTTATCATAAAAACCCTTTATTTCGTTCAACATTCCATGCAATTGCAGTTTTTAATCCTGCAGGCTTGGTATCATTAATAATTATCCTTTCTCCGAGAGGTAGCTCGAACAATGCGAAATTATAACGTAAACCGCTGTCTTGTAAAAAATTTAGTGTAGATTTTCGATATTGTTCAGAACGTCCTGTAGTAATTATGATATAATCATTCTCCGGAATTGTATTCCAAAATTCAATAACTCCAGGCAGTAGTCGATCTTCACTATGCAAATGTGCATTGTGGTCTAATATGGTTCCGTCTAAATCAATAAACCAGGTATGTGGTAATTCACTTAATTCAAATGGGATCATAACTCTTGCAATCCCTGTTCAAGATAATGCAATCCAAGATAGAAACTACCAATGACGCTATCAATATCGTCTTTTGCATAACCGCTTAAGGATAACCAAATTAGCCCATGTAATATTTTAATCTTAGCAATTTTGTTACCAAAATACTCAGTAAAAATTTCCTCAGCATATATTTCAAATCTCGTTGATTCTTGTAAAATTTCTACAGTTTCTCTATCTATATGAAGTTTAAACTTTCTACGATTAAACATATCATAACCCCCAACTGCACTATAATATACTTTAGCAAAGTCGTACATTGGATCTCCCCATATTCCTGGTTTGCTAAAATATCCTCGCGGATCGATGTACCATACTTTTAAATTTTTATCTATAAGACTGTTACTAAATGTTGGATCGCCGTGTATTGGTGTAAATATCGACGGTTGAATAGTCGTAAGAATAGTCTCAAATAAATGTTTGTACTTTTCTGCAAATACATTTTTACATTTTAATCCATTTACCGTAATAGAGTCTTGATCAAAATTAGGAATTATTTTTGAAACACTATTAACACGATTTAATGTTTTTGTAATATAAGTATCAACAACATCTTCGCTAATTACTGGTCTAGTAGATAGGTCGTGCAAGGACGTTAGTGAATCTAAATAGTCAGCCAGCACCGCACGTTTTTCTCGTTCAGTAAGATTTAACATTTGATATGCATGATTTCCATTAATTTTAGTCATGACATACGGATCTATTGAAATAATCTTTGGAATTCTACGAAATCCTAGATCACTAACACTCTTATACCAATCCTGTTCTTTACCTATCAAATGTAGATAGTCAGAATTAATTGCACGTTTTTCGACAGTAGATTCGTTAATTTTTACCTCATTGAAAAATCTACTAAACCCTGCTCGATCGTTTTGTGTTTCGATAGTTGAAAAGTCGCCTAATTCTTCTAAGTCGTTGCATACTACTGTGTTGAACTGTGTTATATTCTTACTGAACCATTTTACAAATTCTCCGCTTGTGGGCGGCTCCGGAAAATACTCAGCACGTCTAACATGAAAGATTCCAGGGATACCATTTGGTCCTGGTTGTTCTATCAATGCACCTGCATCGTTCTGAGTCCATCGACAGGTGAATGCATTTGTCGTGATAACAGTAGGTAAGGATGAATCTACAATAGACGGCATCCTACCAATAATTAAATCGCTCCAAGTAATTATAAGTTCAGCATCGTTAGGAACAGCTTTAAGAGCATCACCAATGCCGCTAGCAGTTCCTTTTTCGTCGGTTTGAATTAAGGTATAATTAACTGACGGGGTATTCACTTGTAGATATTTTTCAAGCTGATCATAAGCATAGTCACCAATGATATGAAAATGTGCTGTTGGAAATCGATCAAACAAATGATATAACAACGGTTTTCCTCGAACACTAACTAAACATTTTGGTTTATTCCATGTATGGTGTCTCAAACGACTACCACGGCCACCGGCCTGAACAATAATGTGTAAATTCATATCAATATTTATGTACGCATTTAATTGGTTAAATAGTTTCTATGAGCAATAATAGTCTAACAGTAGTATCTACATTTACTAAAGATCTTTGGGAACATTACGGTAATAGATCAATACCAACCTGGTTTCGATATTTTGATCCAGGAATTAAATTTCATTTTCATACAGAATTTGAACCAATAATCGACCGACGAATAACTTATTTTTTAGATACAAAAGAAAAATTAGATTTTCTAGAAAGAAACACCAGAATTGGCAGACAAGGTACTAAAATTATACACCCGGTTGGTAGAAAGTGGGACACTTACTGTCATAAAGTTTATGCGCAATACGAATCATTTAAAATCGCCGATACTAGATATCTTTTGTTTTTAGATGCAGATGTTGCAGCATTAAAATCATTTGATAGTAATGTTGCGGCTAATATGTTAGATAATCATTTTTGCGGTTATATTGGCAGAGACACCTTATTAACCGAAACTGGATTTATCTTATACGATCTATCTGATCCGGGTGCAGAAAATTTCTTTGAAACTTTTATTAATTTGTATAATAAAGACCAATTGTTTGAACTAGATTCGTGGTGTGATTGCGGAGCATTTGATCATGTTAGATTAAACTCCTTATTATCTTTTAAAAATTTATCAGGAAAATACAGTTCGTTTATAGATCCAATCGCCGTTGGCGAAATTGGAGAATATTTTGATCATTGGATCAGTAAAAAAAGTAAACATACTGGTTTCAGCAAACATAGAAAATTTAGAGGCAAATTATGATAAAAAATATTTTCCTAAAGTATAACAAAGATCCTAAAGAGAATCCGTCGTCAATCCAGTGTTTAAATTTTTGGTTAGATATTTTTGCAGATAGAAACATCTATATTATCTGTGATATGTTTGATCCTACTTTAAAGTTTCCGAAACATTTTATAAATTATTCCTCATTTCAATTTATAAATTCTAATTACGCATTATCTGCACCTATTGATCATTTATTAGAATCAAAAAGATGGAAAAATGTTGCAGCATCAAATTTGTCGTGTTATGAAAAAAGCGGTAATGATCCTTTTTGGTTAATCGATGCTGACGACACAATGTTTATAACATTTGATATAGATTTAATTAAATCAAAAATAATTTTATCTGAAAATTATTTTTTAGAAAATAAATTAGATGGATTTTCATTAGATTTTTATAGAACATTTAAGCGTGATCATTGGAGTTTTGGTGTTGCTTTATTACAAAATAGAACTGACTTAATTTCTATTATACAATCAACCGATTTAGATTTTTTTCGTACATTAAAACTTCCATATAATCTCGATGCGCTGTTTGATTGTAATAGACGACAGGAAAAATTAAAATTAGAAAGTTTTATATTTGATAAGATGTTTTTTCAACATCAGTTAGAACAAAAATTTTTACCGTATGGCATATACAAATGGCAAGATCAAAAATTATGGGACATAAAATTAAATCCTATGGTTAGGATTTTTTGAGTAATATTCACTATTTTTGAGCCAATGGTAATAACGTTCAAATCCTTCTTCTATATCTACAATTGGATTAAACCCAAAGTCTCTACGTGCTGCATCGATATCTAACGCACCACGACTAGGAAAATCTGCATCTTTATCTCGAAGTTCGATAGTTCCTTTTCCTACTAATTTAACAGCCAATTGGGCTGCTTCATACAAAGTTTTACTGTGACTTTTCGTAATATTGTAGGTTTTATTTTTTGTATTTTCCGATAGAAGGGCTTGCACGATTCCATTGGCCGCATCGTCGACATAGGTAAAATCTAGCGTTTCATTAACACCGTTGACTTTAAGAACACCGCCCCTCATAGCAGTTAGTAAGAATTTAGAAATTACACGGTCTTCGACATCTAAAGGACCATATACAGCACTGGGACGAAATATAGTATAATCTATACCTCGCCTTTGATAATCGCGGATTAACCATTCTCCAGCCAGTTTGAGTATACCGTATTGCCCTTGTGGTCGACATTCTGCATCTTCGGTGACATAGTTTTTGAAGTCACCGTAGACCATACTGCTGCTAGTATATAAAAATCTGTAACAACAAAATTTTAAACATGATTCTAATAGATTAAGTAATCCTTCACTCATTACCCTAGCACCGAGCGCAGGGTCAGAATTAACAACTTTCTGTCTAGGGAAACTAGCCAAATGTATGACAGCATCTGGATGATAATTTCTAAACAACCATTCGACATTATCTCGATCGCTGATGTCAATTCTGTGTATTTTTTCTGACCGAATAAATTTTAATCTTTCTGAGATAAGATAATCTATCTCTAGTTGAGGGATTATACCGTAATTAGTTCTAGTGTCGGTAATAATAACGTCATAGCCGATTCCCTCTAATTTTTTAATTACATTATGACCAATTAAACCTAACCCGCCTGTTACTAGTACATTCATAGAGTAGCATCTTCTAATCCGGCAGTTCGTAATTTAACAATGTTGGATAACTGCCATTGTTTGATGTCTAGGCCTTTGATGATGCCTAGCCATTTATTTCTTAATAGAGCAAAATCATTGATAATCTTTTCAAAATCAACAACATCGGCTTCGCCTTCTACAAACTTTTCACAGTCTCTAGAACTTAGGCTTCGTTGATAATTTTCAAGATATTTGCGAAAATGCTGGCTGCGCAGTCTGCGCAGTTCGATGTTGAGATATTCTAATATGGCTTCGATCTCTTGGAGTTGATTGAATCGGTTTTCTACGATGCCTGGCATAGCAGCCGATGCTCGTTCGATGTTTCCCGCTATGCGGGCATCTTTTTTTGCTTCTAGCAGTTCGCTTTCATAATATGCCACAGCATCTGGTATGTTTGAAATATCCTTTGAAACTCGATCATACCAATTCATTTATTCCTCATCGTCGGTGTAATCTTCATATTCTTCTTCGATCTCTTCGTCATCGATAGCATAGTCGATGGCTTCGTCTAGATGGTCATCTATTCCTAATAGGCTCTGCAGTGTAGATTCTTTGATTCCATAGTCTAATAGAGTGTTTACGAATCCAGATGCTACGTCGGCTCTAGATTTTTCAGGGATATGTTCTACGACCAGTGTCCAAATATCTGCGATTAAATCTTCTTTCATTCCACGCTCTCCGGTTGGGGTTCAACATTATTAGTTATCTCAGATGATGTATTTTCTGTGGCTTTAGAAAAATTTATCATCAATTGATCGAGACAACCATTTTCGTTGCGTTCCCATTCTTTGCGATAGAACTTAAGGATTTCCCCATCCGGTGTCGTATAGGACAGTCTGTTACCATCTTTTACCAATATGCCTTTGGCTTCAGAGAGATCGACAAGACCACTGTAAGGATTCATGCCAGTTTCGTAGGGGATCTTGACCTGTACCGATTCAAAGGGTTTGGCATAGCGTGTCTTCATGATCTTGCAGGCAGCACGGATACCTTTGACTTCTGAAATCTTATTGCCATCTTCATCCTCTTTGAGCTTGAGTTTCTTCATCGCCACGACGATAGATGAGGCATAGATGAAACCTTGTCCACCTGAGATCTTGTCATCGGGGTCAAACATGTCTTGGCTAGCGTATGTGTGGTTAGTAGCAACTAGGCCAATGTTAAGGCTACCAAACATGTTCACGCAGTTTCGCACAAGTGCGGTGAGACTTTTGGCTTTGCGACCCAGATCACCTTTCAGATCACCTGCTTCAAATTGATTGACATCTGTGGGAGTCAGTAACATGCCTAGGCTGTCCAGCACGAACAAGATCTTTGGACGACCGTCTTCGGGCATGGCCTTGTATTCTGCGACAAATTCTGTGATGGTTTTGGCCACATCATCGATCATGGCCATGTTGAGTTTCAGCAGTTTATCTTCTGCGGTATCAACGTCCAGTGCTTTGAGCCAATCTTCATCTAAGGCATTTTCTGAATCGATCAAGATAGGATAGATATTCTGCGCCTGTGCGGCCTTGATCAAGTTGCCGGCACAGATGTAGGATTTGCCTGCACCACTTTCACCTGCGAATACCGTGACTTTGCCCAGTGGAACTCCGCGATGGAAGTCACCGCTGATCAGATAGTTCAGAGCATAGTTTCCTGTCGAGACCCAATCTGTGGGATCATTGAAACCGATGCTGAGTCCTTCGATGCTCTTAGTAATACTTTTTCGAAACTTGCTTATATCAAATGCTTTTGCCATTATGTCGTCCTATGTTGATGAAAATGTGGGACCTTAGTCCCACATTTTTTAGTTTAGCAATCACTGGCCCTGTCTGGCGCGGATCTTGGCAAGGATATCTTGTGCCCTAGATGCGCTTTCTGTATTGGCAGGTGCGGCCGCAGGCTTTGACACCGTAGCAGGTTCATCATCGACTTCATCATCGGACACCGTTGGTTTCGCTACCGTCTTGTTAGGATCTCCGGTGGCCGAACCCATTCCTGCAGGTTTGAAATATTGACCCCAACGATCCATATCGTAGGCTTCGCCGTCGACTGATGCTTCGAACATCTCTTTCATTACTTTCAGCTCGACATCGGTTGGCTTCTTAGGAAGGAAATCCGATAGATTAAACAGGCCATATTGATCGATGGCTGCTTTCTCTTGATCAGTTAAAGATCTTTCACGACGGCTCCACTTGGAAGTAGAATAGTCTGCGAATCCGCCCTTGCTGGTCTTTGCGATGCGGAAATCAACACCACGCAGGAAATCGGTTGGCAGTTCTTCCAACTCTGGATCCATCAGTGCAGAACGAATGATCTGATAGATCTGAGGTCCGATGATAAATCTACGGACGGGATTATCCGGAGTAGAATCTTCTTTGAGAGGATCTTCTACAACAAAACCTTGGAAGATGTATGAACGCTTCTTCCAATACTTACGACCCATTTCTTCGAGGTTCTTGTCTTTGAACCAACCACGGACTTCTGAAAGGATCGGACAGGCTGTACCATCATTGTACATTTCCACACAGGGGACCTGTACCTGTACCGCACGGCTGTCTGTTTCTCCTTTGACACCTGCGAACGGCAGTTTGATCATCGCACGTTCTACCCAGAAGAATGTGTTGTTGGTGTTGCCGTCAGGTAAGAAACGCACGACTGCTTCTTTGCCTTCCTGCATGTTCCAGTGGGGGTAAATCGCGTTGTCTCCACCGCCTGTGGAGTTGCCTGTGGTTTTGTTTTGTGCTTCTTGAAGTTTAGCACGGATCTCTGCTAATGTAGCCATTTTAAATTGCCTCCTTTGTAATTTGCCTTAAAATGTATGCCTTGCGCATAAAACATATTATGCGTAGTTTATTTAGCAAGGTCAAGATCTTTTTGAGAAATTTTTGCCAAAAGAAAAGGCTCCAGATAGAGCCCTTTCGATCGCTCATATTACTTCTTGGCTGCTTCTTTCTTCTCGTCCTTTTTAGCAGGAGCAGGTGCTGCTTTGGCATCGGCAGGTTTGGCTGCAGGTGCTGCGGCTGCTGGCTTTGCTTCTTCTTTCTTAGCAGGTGCCTGTGCAAATGCTGTGGTCGCTGCGAAAAGAGCAGCGGTTAATGCGACGACTGATTTCATATGAAAATCTCCATTTAAAATGAAAGCAGAATGTTTCTGCTAATTTATATATTGCGCTGGAAATATTCTAAGATGAAAAGTGGTTTGGAAAAATGGCCAAAAGAAAAGGTTCCGGAGAACCTTTCTTTTCGTAGCTTAGTAGCCTAGGCCTTGTGCTATGCCTGATAATCTGCGGATGTCTTCCAATTCAGGGATAGGTTCAACTGCTTCTCCTTTTGACTTACTGCTATGCTGTGCTCGAGAATACATATCAAGTAAATCTCCGACAAAATCTTCATCATATCTTAGAATATAGTCGGCTCTCTTCTTGCCTAATTCTTTGACCATGATCTCATAGGCTGCATCGACCACTTCATCTCCTCCGCGTTTCACGCTGAGATTTGGATTCTCTGCGAATAGTCTATTGCCCAAATCAAAAGCATAATGTCGTTCTGCAGGTTCTTCATCGTCCTCGTCGTCTTCTGGACTGATATCTCTAATACGATCTCCTTCTTGTTGCACACCTGCTAACTCTCTCATACGGCCTAGTTCTGCTAATTCTTCTGCACCCGCTTCCTGATGTGGAGCCATTCTTTCAACAAATTTGCGAGCCACCTGTTCGGCTTCTTCGCCAAACTTCTTGCCTACCATTACTACAACACCTTCTGGACCTTTGGGGAATGTGCCTGTGTTGCGATCATAAAATGAACCGATAAATTCTGCCAGTCCTTGTACGTCCATGGCCTGTCGCATGCCTTTCTTGGCTAGATGTCTCGCCCTGTGTTTGATCGTGTTCCCGAACTCGTCTTTGTCCGAAGGATTTTCATCGGGTACAAACGGTAGGTCGTCCTTGTCGTCGTTTCTCTTGTCGGGATCGTCCCCGGCCATCTGTGGTTCTTCTTCCGGTGCAGTTTGGTCACCTCCTTGGTCTGCTGCCGGCTCATCGACCATATCGCCGAAGTCCAATTGATCTACTATCTCGGGTGCGTTCTGTTCTAGCCAATTTTTAATTAACGGTCTTACGCAACTGTCGGGATCTTCCTTGGCCTGATCTTTGATTTCTTTATACAATTTGGGATCTTCTATGATGCCTTTGAGACTTTCGATAGCGTTAGAACCGTCTACTCCTGCAGGAAAATGTTCGCCTACCAGTTCTTGTAGTTCTTTTATTGCCTGTGTCTGTTCTTCTTGGTCGGATGAGGTTATGGCGGATTCTTCGCCTAACCCCATCACCCAACTTTCAAATTTATCGAAATAATTACCTTCATCATTTTCGACTACATCTACTTCGTCATTGACCATGTCTTCTTGTGTCATCGCGACTATGTCGTCATAGCCTATCGAACTTTCTTCCTGCATCAATCGATAGATCACAGGAAATACTGATTTAATATCTTCTTTGAAATTTTTGACAGTGAACTTTTCTGTATATTCTTCTGCGACTTCTTGTGGAACCTCTATTTGTTCTCTGGCCTGGAAACTTTCTTTGTATGCTTCGTAGTGGCCTTGTTTGGCTATTTTTTGTATGGTTTCTCTTAGGTCGTTTAGGGCCTGTGTACTGCGTTCTACTATACCATTGGTATCTGAATTCATCAGATCATTTCGGACAACATAATTTCCAAAACTCTTGAGTTGTGCGATTTCTTCGCTCATTTGGATGATACTCTTACCTAGATCATCGTAGGGCAATCCACCATTGGCCACATGGCGCTGCATAGCTCGTGCGCCTGCTAGATGTATGAACGGATATTTAAATCTTTCGCCGTCTTGGTTTTCTACGAACAGCGCAGATATATGACGTGTCCTAGCGCCTGGCTGTGTGTCGTCCATTACCGCTTGGCTGTGTTTGATGATGAGGCGTGTGTCCATCAACTTCTGGTAACTCATGGTTTTGGTACCATATAGTGTGCTTTCGTTCATAACTTGTTCTCCGACCGGCTGTACGATAGTATTTGGTTGTTCTTTGGGTTTGTTGTGTTGGCTCAGGAATTCGTAATCTCTTTTATCTAGATTATCTTTGGCGATATCCCTGGTATCAAACGCCATCAATCTACGTTTGGCAAATGTGCGCAATTCTTTTAAAAAGTCATACCAATGATCTTTTTGCTTACCGTCCATGCTTTCCGTGATTCCGGTGCTGAAATAAACTTTCATGGAATTTTCTTCTGCGAGACTAATACTGACATGACCTATAGGCGTTTCACCCTCCATGTAATCAAAATCGAAGAATCTCGCTTGTTCTGGATTGATGGTTAACTGTCCTGTCTCGTCTCCAAGTTTCAACCCGCGGAAACGGCTACGGACCTTGTAGAAAAGATCTGTGGCTATGTTATTTGTAGCATTCATAAGAGTATTTATCAAAAACCTGTGCTGACGAAAATAGGCATAGGCATCTGATCTTCAGAGATTTTATCAGTCATTTTTTCGTAGATTTTTGGATCCCAGTCGGCCAAGATCGCAGCCATGCGCAATATCAGCAGTGTGCTGGACACGAGATCGTCGTTCTCCCCAGTCTTGGCCCCAAACCCTATACCGTGCGCCACATAATTTTTTAGTTCGCTAATCAAGGGTTTGCTGTGTATGCGCATCTTGCTGGTTTCTACCATATGTTTGAATTGGCTGCAGGCAGCGATTTTCGTTTTGTGCGTGGTATTAAATCCTTTGCGGAATTTACGGAAATGGCCTTTGCGTATAGGCTCGCTGAGAAACAGTCCAGCGAAATTTTCTTCCCCTATATTATTGATGCAGATAAGAGCGCTTTCTCCTACTGTGTTATTTTCTACCGAATAATAGATCTGAGGATTTCCACCTCGTTCTTTTCCTCGTGTAGCGATATAATTGCAGATTTCTTTGAGATGTTTAGCCTGTGATTGCACAGGAGTTAGATTATGATGCCATTCTGCTATCTGTTCCATCGCGGGCAATTCAAAGACCTGGATGGCCGAATAATCTCCCCCAGTTCCGAGACTGGGATCTAATGCCACTAGGTAGGTGCAACGAGGATCTATGTCTTTGTACCAACGAGTTTGTCCCATGGTCATCGTGGGGTCGTCTCCTTTGAGTTCTGCCAATTTTACAGAATTAATCAAAGTCTCGTCAAATATTAAGAATTCGCAATCAAATTCTCGACGGAAACGCTCCTCTCCGATTTTAGCACGTTCTACACGAGCCCATTCTTCATCACGGTCGGGGTGCTCACTCCAGTGTGCATAATAACTGAAAAAACCATTGACTCCTACTCGCTGTTCATTGCCGTATTCGTCGAATCGATTGTTGGCTTCAGTCCAGATTAGTGCGAACTGATCTTCGTCCGAGTTAGGTGTAGAAGTGATGATACATTTACCACCAGTGGACAGAGTAGGTGATAGTGCGGTCCAAAATTCTTTGGCTTTTTCTGGGGGCTGCACGAACGCGAACTCGTCGCAGTAGATCAGTGAAAGACTTTTACCGCGTCCTGTGGTTTCTGTTGTGGTAGTCGCTTGTATGCGACTGCCATTATCGTATTCAATGGTATTACGATTATAACTATGCACTCCGGCTCGTATAAAGTCAGGCAGATTTTCATAACCATAACGATAACGATTCATGATGTCCTGTGCACCGTCATATTTGTGCGCAGCGATCAACACTTGGCATTCAGGAACGAACATAGTATACCAGAGGAGATATCCGGTAGCGCAGGTCGTCTTTCCTGACTGCCTTGGTAACATCGCTATGGTTTGCTTGTGTTCTTGATAGGCATTGATTAGATTAACCTGGTATTCGTAGGGATCAAATGCGATAGCACCACGCACTGGATGCTGTATCTTTAGGAAATTCCTACAGAAGTAGAGAGGACCTGTTACTGGATCTAAACAGGCTTCTAGATGTTTGACTTCTTCTAGTGTATATTTTTGCTTGGCGAAGGCCTTTTTGACCAATACGCCGTCTAATGATTTTCCCATACAGTTATTTACTGGAAAAAATAGGCTCCGGAGAGCCTATTTGGTTGCTATCGACTATAAAATCTTTCCTAGGATTTTTTCGCTTCGTTTAATCTACGCTGTAGTTCCGTACGGATCTGGGCACGTAAATCAGTGCTTTCATATGCACCGGCAGCCATAGGATTGTCACCGCGATATGGTTTACCGCTGAAACTTTTCTTGGGTCTATTTAGATCAGTGCCATCGGGGACAGCAGCATCCATGCCCTTATACTCCGGTTCTGCACCACCAATCGGTGAGTTACCAAATGCTTCTTCCTTTTCACCTTTTTTAATATCTCCTGTACCTTTTCCATTGATTTTAATTTCTTCACCAGGAGGGGTATTTTTAACAGCCAATCCATAGGCATTGCCTTCTTCCTTATCTTTCTTTTCCATATCATGATCGTCCATATCATGATCGCCGTCATTGTCTCGATCTAGACTAGCCCCTAAACCTCCTGGTTGTGAGCCCTTATCTTTTTCTCCACCGGGCTTGTCGTCGTTATCAGCATCCATGTCTGGTAGCATTTTTAACGGTCCCGAATCTAGGTTACCTAATTTAAGAGGTGACATACCCATCGGCGGCATATCGGTTGGTTTATCCATAGGACCAACACTAATCGAAGGCAATGGCGGCATCGGAGGTTTATCCATGTCCGGATTGACCTTCGTGACCAATTTCATTAGATCTTCGATGTTATCCATGCCCTGCGCATTTAGATTGATGCTCATGCTAGGCGGAGCCACGGGAGGATCGTTTGCCGGCGGCATAGGAGATCCGCAGCCCATCTCGTCCGTTATTTGTTCTACTGTAGATGCAGGCTGATCTAACTGTTGCATCTTGGCTAATAATTCATGAAAATTCATATTTAACTCCCCATTGGGCTTTTTGTACCTGCTTTATCGATCTTGGCCTTGGGCAGTTTGTATTCGACCTGTCCCTGATCTTTCTTACGAGCCTTGGCTGATTTTTCTAGATCTTTCAAAAATGATTTATTAAAATCAGCACCAAAATAATCCTTGTGTTTGATCTTACCTGAATTTTTATCTAAATCAGTTTCGCTGAGCAATGCTTCTTTGTTGATCTCACTGTCCAACATGGCTTGATCTTCTTCTGTAGGTTCCCCGCTGCCTCTCACACGGAAACAACCTTCTTCGATGCCCATATTTTTAATATCTTGAGAAATTTCAGGAGCGGTCACTGGATATTCGCAAACAACTTCGAAAATATGCACTTCTTTGTTTTCCATATTTGGAAAATCTAATGGTAATTTTTGTATAGGAGTAGTCGTGATCTTTTCTATGGTCAGAACTTTGCAGCGATCCAGCCTAGTCTTTAGACCTTCCTGGAATTTCTCAGGGAGATCACCAGCAACTTTGACTTTGAAACTGTAGACTTTTTGGTTTTCGGTAAGATATTGTTTGAAACTTTTCATATATGTATTTATTCCTTGTTGCCTAGTTTTTTCAACAGTTCATTCCGGTCGGTGATGATGTAACCTTGCCCGTTGATCACATCGTTAAGATCTTCATTGGAATCTTTATCTATCTTATATTTTTTCAACTGTAAATCTACTGCTTTTAGTTTTTTCTCGATCTTAGCGCTCTTGGCATCTATGGCGTTTTTAAGCATCGAGCCAGCGACCTCAAAAATACGGCCGCTATATCGTACTTCCACATTCATGCCTAGATCCATTAGGTCGTCATAGGCCTGTTCTGCTTTGCTGGCTAGATTATCTAGTTCTTTATCGTCCAGTTCGTCTAGTTCTTTGATCTGAGGAAGACCTTTGGTTATTTCTGCCACAGCCTGATAACTGTCATCTAGGCTGCGTACTTCCTGATGTTCTTTGACAGGCTTCAGCGGATCTTCTTTGTTGACTGCAGATCGTTCGAGATTCAATAATTCTTCTAGTTTTTTGGTCATAGTGTACTTATCTACGTTTTCCGCCTTGATGGAAAATGTCGTCTTCGTTGATGATCCGGAATCTAACATTCTGCTGCTGGCACCATTTGCTAGCGGCTTCCCATTTCGCTATATTTTTCACATACTGTTCTTGATTATACAGACTCTTACCGACTTTTTCCAAGATCATCTGATTGCTGGGTTTTACCTCGACAACTTCTGCATGTTTTTTTCCGCCTTTGTCTTTGTAAACGATAAAAAAATCTGGCACATAGATAGTATATTTTCCAGTTAGAGGATCTCTGTAAGGTATCTGTATGCTTTCCGACGCCCAGTTTTCTACTCCTGGATGTTCGTCTAACATACGCATGAAAACGAATTCCCAACTAGATCTAGCCAATGGAGTTTTCTTTCCCACATACTTGTCGGGATTTTTCATTTCAAAACGTCCCTGCGCAAATTTAACCATTAGGCAAAGATATTCCTAGTTTGATTTTGTTTTTCGACTGAAGTTATCTTGTAGCCAAGCACACTGGTCGCGCTTCTATTATTGTTTAATATTTCTGCCACGATGGCGCTGATCTGAACACCATTGAATGTTTTCAAAGTATCTATTAATTTAAATACTGGAACTCCGTCTATTTTAGCCTGTCGTAGCAGTACCTGAGCAGTGACGATGCTGGCATCATCGTTGAACCCGCGACTTTGGAAAAATCCTATGGCTGCCGAAACTTCGTTGGCCGTGAATTCTAACTCTAGATTACCGTAGGTGTTGAAAAACGCTTTGGTAGCAGAAGCACTGTCCTCGTCACGCTTGAAGGGCAAATTAGTTAAGGCCATCCTAGTCTCCGTATAGGTTATCGATCATCTGCGGGGTTAACCAATCTCTTTTGTGTGGCAGTTGTACCGGTGGCAGTGCCTGAATTTTTTGGAAACGCCGCACCTACGATACCGCCTACTGTATTGATGGTTCCTCTTACCGTAGCAGGATTACTTAAGATATTGATAGCCTCTTGTTTCAATCCTTCTTTGCTAAGGCTTTTAAAATTCTTCGCGGTATTAATGGCCTTGATAGCAGTACCTAAAAATCCTCCGACTGACCCGAACGCAGAACCGCCGGCAACATCTCCGAATACCTGTTCTAGGCCATCTAATACTCCACCTTCGCCTAATAGAGTCGATACCCCACCGCCTGCGACTGTAAGCGGACTTGGAACATTATCGTAATAAAGATTTGCAAATCCTTTGGGATTGTTTCTAGAAACATTTCCGCTGCTGTAGATAACTGATTCATATTCTATGCCCATGGAAGTTTCATTGAAATCATTTGCTGTATAATCCATGCTACCATGACCCCAATTAGTAACTTTAGGATTGATCAGGGTATATCCGAGAAATCTCCTGCGACTCATAGTATAGATGCTGATAGATGTGAAAAAATCAGTAGACCTTCCTGCTCGATCTAGACCATATCTATAACTGTCGACCACGGATCCTTCTGGCCGCAGGGCCGTCTTAAAAAACGCTCTTTCTGGATTATGCCGATCTTGGACATAAGCACCCATATACAATGCCCACAAGGCATTGATTACACCGGCACTATCATCATGGAAGGTCATGTTTATACCTTCATATGTAAAATTTTTATAAAAGATTTTTTTTCTATTGTATTGATTTTTTGTGACGGTTTCAAATTTAAATTTTGGAAGATCTGTAGTCTTGATCAGATATCCTATTTCATCTGCATGTTTATTAGAAAATATCGGGGATGACAATATAGACTTATCTATTTCAAATCGCACGTAATAAAGGAATTTCGTACGAGGTGTCAATCTATAACTGTTATCTAAAAACAGTCTAGATGCATGTCGCCAGTCGGCAAGTCCTCCTTTAGGATTCGTTAGTCCGCCTGCAACTCCGCTTAAAAATCTGCCCACAGAGCTGCTACCGCCTTGGCCAGTTAAAAATCTTGTAAATTTATTTGCCATACAGATATTTATGCCACAAAAAAACCCAGAAAAATCTGGGTTCTTTGTCAGCCTTGTTGTCTTTTACTGTGCGCCGCTTCGTCCTGTTACTGCTTCGCCGAGCGTTCTTCCTATTAGAGCACCAATACCTCGTTCGACTCCCGTGCCGCTGGCCCCCGCGAATTGCACGGCATTATCGTATTTGACCGTGAGAGCCACTGTCATGGGCTCATTATTGGCGTAGTTTGCCTCACCGTAATCTACACTAGATAA